ACATAACGCAGGTAGGGCATCATCTCGCGGTTGTCCCAGGCCTGCTGCCATTTGCCCGCCATGTATGACGTCCGCATATTGGTATTAAAAATGACGGCGCTGCGCCAGCCCGGCTCGCCACGATATTGCCAGCCGTGGGCCTGGACGATGGCGTCAAACTGATCGCGGAACTTTTGGATGCTCGTACCGGTGTCCAGGGCTTTTTGGATTGCGGCCTGAAAATCGGCCAACATAGCGTCGTTGGTGCCCCCAGCGATCATAAAAGCCTTGGCGTGGCACTCCCCGGATAGATCGCGGTACGTTTTGACGGGTACGCGCAGTTTGCGGCGGAAATGCTCCTCGGCCTCAACAAAGGGAGCGCCCGCATCCGTCACTTGGGAGCTGGCGATCATGCTACTCCTCCCCAGCGCGGCCAGCCAGCTCGGCTGTGATCAGAGCGCCGGACAGCAAGGCCGCCAGCTCGTCCACGCCTTGCAGCTTGTTGAGCGCCAGCATGCGCTCCGCAAAACTGGCCAAGTCATCACCACGCGCCACCGCCTCGTCCAGCTCGGCGCGGATGCTGTCTATCATGGATGTATGCGCGCCGTCAGAGAGGGTCTGCGCCTGAGCAGACAGCGTCTGACTGTACGGGGTTGGCGTTGCTACGGTTGCCGTTTGCTGGCCGGACTCCGCAAATGCGGGGCCGGATTCTGCCCGTTTGCGCTGCCAGCCGTTGCCGTAGCGGCGCGTAATCTCCTCATCCGTAAGCTCCAGACCCAGAGCAGCAATGTCCTTGTCGCGCTCGCTCTCCGCCTTGATTTTGGCGTTATCCTCCACCTTGCGCCAGACCTTGGGAGGTTTTGCGCCCGGAAAATTCCAATCGGTCAACCATACAGCCGGGCCGACGTTAAACGACTGGCAGAGCAGATCCGCGTCAGCCTTGACCACGCTGGTGGATACGCCGCTGTGTACCTCTGCCGTGCCGGAATATTGGCCGATGCGGGATGTGCCGGTCTGGGAGAGGATGATTTTTGCGATGGCATCGTCCCAATACGCCAAGAACGACTTAAAATCTGCTGCACCATTGCTTGTGGCTTCGACCAGGGAGACATCAAAGCCCGCAGGCATGGCCACCGCGCCCTCGCTGCGAAGAGACATGGCGGCCTCCAGCGCGGTGCGCTTGCGGCGCTCGGTCTCTGCCTCGGAGCTGTCCGGCTGGTAGATGGCCTTGGTGGTGGGCACACCGAAGCGATCAAGAAACGCGGCCCAGAACCGTGCGCCGTTACGTTTGAGGTAGACCGGCCACCAGAGCGCGTGCCCCAGGCCAGTGCCGTACGGGCTGTCGTCATCCTCCGCGCCCCAGGTCACGCACCAAAATTTGCGGGGCGGCATGGGGCGGTACTCCGCCTGGACAATCAGTTTGAGCAGGCCGTCCTTGGCATAGCCAAAGCGCGAGGATTTCCGCACTTTGATATTTGCCAACGTGATACGCCCGGCATCACGGCCCCAAAGGCATTCGGCAACGCCGTAGCCGTACAGAATACTGCCGTGCATTTTGCGGCAGGCCAAATCAAACTGGATCGCCGCGAGCTGCTCACGCAAAAAATCCGCTGCCGCCACGTCGCGGGCATCCTCGCCGCCGGGCAGAACCTCGTACTCCGCCGCCACCAGTTTGTCCTGGCGCTGTTGCATGAGCGCCGCGACCTGGTCATCGCGCCGGAGCTTGCTGTACTCTTTGACGTTGCCGCCCAGGCTGCTGAGTACGGCGTCCGGGTTGGGCAGTATCTCGGCCACATACGAGGCGAGATCCAGTGCGCCGTCGGAATGCACGGCCAAATCTGCCCTTGTGGGGGCCGCGTTGGGATTGGTGAGGATGTTGGCCATCAGTAACTCCTGTAGGGCATGTAGCTGTGATCTGGGTCGGCAAATCGCGTGGAGGCAGCTTCGGCTGCGGGGATCAGCCCGGTGCTGGCGGGCGTGGCGTAGTCCGGATTGGTATATTCCGGGTGCTGGGATGCGGCCCAACAGAGCATGTGCGCAATGGCCGAGTCGCCGTGGCGTTTTTTGCGCGTTTTCTTTCCCTCGCCCTTGCCTGCCTGCTGATCCTCACGGACAATTTGCGGCACCCCGCGTACAAGGCGTATGGCCCGGTGGTCATTATAGACGTCCACATCGCGGGGCATGATCAACGTGTCTTTTTCAAACTCGGCCTTAAATTTGGGCGTAATCTCTTGATACCACTGCACGGTGATCATGCGCTTGACAACGCACGGCCAGCGTTTTGCGACGACCTCTGCCAGGTAGCCGCCGTTGCCCGTGGCATCCATCTCGCCGCCTTTGAAGCGCGGCAGACGGGCCAGGACATAAAAGACTATAAGTTTCTGGATTTCGTAGGGGATATTGCGCATTTCCAGTAACAGCACACAGGGGAATGACAAATCCTGCTGGCGCTGTGAGATCCAGAGTGAGGAGAGGTCGCCCGTGCGCGCAAAATCCTGCCCCGCATAGGTGTCGTATGCGGGCAGAGCCTCCAGCACCGGGAGCAGATGCTCCTCGCACCACTCTAATGCCTCGGCCTTTTGCAGGTGGTCAGCCAGTTCGGCCCAGGCGTCCTCGCGCTCAAAACGCAGCACCGGGGCATCGCCCCGCTGCGCCCGCTCGATCAGGGCAGCTTGCACATACGCACCCGCGCCGTGACGCGGTATGACGTTGAGTTCTTCGTCCGCCGCATCGCCGTAAAAAGCGATGATTTTGTCGCGCCATTGTTTTTCGACTTCTGGCGTCCATTCCTTGTGCTGCACAAGGCAGATGCGCTGGTACAGTCCGCCTGCGAGGGCATCGTCAAACGTGATCTTGAGGAGTGCGTAGGGCATCTGCCCCTTGCGGATCTCCTCACAGAGCAGGTTAAACGGGTTGAGGTCGCCGTCGTGCGTTGAAATGACAACGACCTTGCCGCCCCACATGAGGAGGGCCAGCGCGGCCTTGAGGACTTCGCCCAGAGCATCGTGGAAAGCGGCCTCATCAATAATGACCATGCCCTGACGCCCGCGCAGGGAACGAGGGCGAGAGGTCAGAGCCATAATCTCAAAGCCGCTGGCAAACACGATGCGGAAGGCCAGAATGTCATCAGAGCTACCGTCCGGCTTGGTATCCCGGAACAGGGCCTCGCCAACCTCGGACGCCGCCAGCCCGTAGGATTTGGCCCACATGGCGCAGACGTCGATAAACTCGCGGGCCATGTCCAGACTGTAGCCGATGTAGAGCACATCCATGCCGCCAGCGGAGCGAGACGCGCTGGCGTAGAGGGTTGCACTGGAGCCGACGCCCCAGGTAAGCCCGATGCGGCGGGACTTCTCAATGACCACGACTTCGTTAGCATCAATGGCCGCCACAGCGGACTGCTGATGTGGCAGGAGGACAACGGGTAAACTGTCATCGTCCGCCGTCAAAAAGTCCGGCAAGGATTGGCGGGATTTGGTGCGGAGCTTGTCCCAACCGAGCTTGCTGACGGCATCAGCCATTGCTGACCCCCAAAATCTTGCTCTTGATGGCATTGATGGTGGCGGCAGACAGCCCTGCCTCGCGGGCGCTGCTCTCCACCACCTGCACGGTCTCGAGCTTGATTTGCTCCCGCAGCTTGACGTCGTAATCCTGCGTGGCGCGGGCGGCCTGGGCGCGCTCCTTGATGGCACGGGACAGGGCGCGCAGATCATCTACCTCCATCTCTGTGTCGGGGTTGTCGATACGGCGCACCATGTAATCCGTGGTGAGGGTGGTCAGCATCTGTATGAGGGCCGCACCGCCCTTGCCGATGGCAGCATCCGCGCCCATGCGGTCCATGAGCACCTCCGCCATCTGGCGGCTCTCACGCATGCGCGCCGCGACCTTGTCCACCTGTTGCTTGTAGCGGCCCAAGCCGGAGCGGGAGACATCCGCGCCCAGGCTTGTGAGGTGGGCGGTGATCTTCTCCAGGGGCACACCTGCGTCGAGCATGCTGTGGAGCTGCTCCCGCAATTCGGGCGGCAGGCGGCGTATTTTGCTCGTGCGGGTCATGGCGGCTACCTCGGCAGAGGACGGTCAACGCCCGGATGGATTGCCAGGCCCCGCGCTACATCCAGCCCGCGCGCGGTGATGCGGAGCACCGTGACGGGCAGGTCCTCAACACGGTCAATTGTGGCAAGTTCTTGCTCGTCCAGCCATGCGGCATCAGCCTCGACAACATCGCGCGGCACACCGTGACCAATCTGGGCCAGAGCCGACTGCAATACACTGGTGTTGTGGCTGTAATCCGCGTCCTCGGCCAAAAAACGGAGGATGGCCAGGCGGCGGTTTTTGGTAATGACATTTGCGGTGGCGCTCATTATCCCTTTCCCTCCAGGCGGTCTCGGTACAACAATTCGGATTGATTCTCGACGCGGTGCATAATGTCGCGTAAGCCGCGCAAAGCCTCGTTTGTGCGGGTCAGCTCGCCTTGTATGCTGACCAATTTGACGTCCAAAACATGGATTGCATCTTTGCCGGGCATAGCATTGATTTTGTCTGTCAGGGCATTAACGGCAATATCATGCTCCGCCAGATGATCCCTGGTAGCGGCTTTGTGCGACTCCTCGGCGGCGAGATGGGCCGTAAAATCTTCCCTGGTCACAAATTTTTTGCACAGGGTCCAGCCAGCCCACAGCAACAGACCGTTAGTAACCAGGGCCAACAGCCATCCCCACGTGCGCACAAACTCATGCTCAATCACGGCTGGCTCCTTTGGCCTGCCTGTCGTAGCAGTCCAGTGCATCACGCAGCCCGGCGATATAGCGCCGCATGAGAGTGTCGCGATTGACCAGGGCGGCGAGCTGCTCCGGCGCGTCCATGATCAACGCGCCGCGTATCTGCGGCAGGGCTGGGGA